AGTACTAGTTCAGTGCAGCTTTGCTCAAACGGAATTAACGGTGGAACCCCAACCGAATTAACAAAAGCTGATATTGATGCTGCTGTTACTAATTTGCTCGGTAATGATGCCGATATGATTTCTGAAATCATTATGGCGACTGATCAGTTTTCAACAACTGCTATCAGACCCGCATTTTGGGGCTATATCGATACTGATCTACTAGACGATCTAGAAGCAGTAGCGAATTTTGTTAACTCTTCTCAATATCCTGGAAACCAAAAAGTTGTCCTAGATAGCGAGTGGGGAGCAACTGGAAACGTTAGATGGTTATTTACATCTGCCGGAAGCGTAAGTTCCGCTGCTACTCCTGTTTTCAATAATTTTATTGTTGGAAAAGAGGCATATGCAGTTGTGAATTTAAGAAGCCAAACAGGAGACTTCTATATTGAACCCTTGGGTTCTGCTGGAAGTGCCGATCCTCTGCATCAAAGAGGATCCGTTGGTTGGCAACACCCATTCGTAAGTCGCATCCTGAATGACGCTTTTATGGTTAACTTAATGGCAACACACTCATAAGGAGTACTTTATGGCACAGATGAAAACTGTTACCTGGACAAATCCAGCTAGTGCAGTAGCACGCAATGAATCAGTTGGTTTTGCAGTAGCAAGAGCAATGACGATTGATATTACGAACGGTGGCTCATACTTGTGGGTTTATGGAATGACCAATGGTTATTACTTAACCCTTTCAAGCGGAGCTATCACAACATCTAATGGATTTACACCATTAGCGCAGAGTGCTCTTTTTGGAGCCCCGATTACAGCTGTTACAAGGGCAGCAGATACGATCTTTACTGCATCATATCTCGGCCAATTTAGCTTTGCAGTCGGTGATACAATCAAAGCAACTGAAATTGCAGATGATTTAACCGGATTAACACTTAACAGAAATTATACTGTTAACGCCGTTAGTTCTACTCAAGTGACTTGTGATGAGGATACATCTTCAGGCTATAGCGCATGGGTTAGTGGCGGATTTATCACTCAAATTAGTAATTCTAGTGGCGTTCCTTATCCAACATTAAACGTTGCGATTCAAGGGATGACTTTAGGAACAGGCGTTGTAGGAGCAAATAGTGCTTCTATGGTTGCAGTATTTGAAGGACAAAATTCAGTAGTTTAAATTTAACTTTATAAAGGGGTGAGTTTAGTTTATAATTAAAAAAAAGACTTAACTTGCCCCGTCTTAGGAGACAAAAAATGGGAATGACAAAAGCAAAGAGAACGCCAGAGCAGCTACAAAAACTTCCAATCGTTGGAAAACAACCTGAAAATGAAAAAGAGGATAAATTTCTACGTGAGATTTGTGAATACGAATTCATTAACACTGAAGAAGCTGGACTGACACATAAATTCGGTTATGGAAGTTCAACTAATTATCATACGTTTGAATTCTGGCACGGAGCTGTTTACAAAGTACCAAGATTCATTGCTAGACATATTGAGTCATGTGTAACACCTATTTGGGGATGGCGTCCGGACGGAACAGGAAGAATGAATAAGAATTTTTTAGGAACAAAGCCTAGATTTCAAATGAGACAAAAATACACAGGTTAATTTAATGGCTACTTGGACATTATCGCAAATAAGACAAAAAGTGCGTCAAGTTACTGGACGTTTTACATCATCTGAGATTACAAATGTTCAATTAGATACTTATATTAATCAATATTATCAATTGAGATTTCCTTCTGAAGTAAAACTTGAGGCTAAGCTTACATATTATCAATTTACTACTAGCGCAAATCAGGCTTTTTACAATCAACCGTTAGAGTTATATACTAATTATCAGCCCCCTGCAACATGTAATAATCTAAACATGCTCTGGTATCAAAATCCAGCAGTCTTTTTTGAAAATAATCCGTTGCAATATACCTTTTTAACCCAATGGACGGGAGATGGAGCAACAGTTAATTTCACAACTACAGTGACAGGATTCCCAATATTCCCTGGAACGCTAACTGTTAGCGATAATGTCGAGTTATTTCAGGATGATAGTCAAGATTGGACAACGTCCAATGTAAATATTATCGGAAATCAAGGTGGATTGTTAGTTATTAACTATGAAGCTGGAACCGTTAATGTAACCTTCAATACAGCACCGGCAAATGGACAAAAGATCTTTCTAAATTACGTTATATTTGCAGCTAATAGGCCGCAAGCCCTTTTGATGTATAACAATCAGTTTCAATTATTTCCAGTTCCGGATCAAGAGTATATTATTAAAATGCCAGCTTATATTGTGGTATTGCCTCTTGTTAATGCAACAGATACCCCAGATTTAAATGAATGGGGACCATGCATTGCATACGGAACAGCAAGAGATATTTTCTCTGATTATGGAGAATTAGACGCTTATAATGATATTAGTAATCTTTATAAAGAAGAAGTGTCTTATATATTAACAAGAACATGCCAGAGTTTATTAAATACAAGAGCATTACCAAATTTTTAATAAGGAATAAATATGGCATTTGATGATACGCAGCCAACAGATAATACAAAAATTAGGGATCTTGGAGTTGTAATCCGGCCAAATTTTGTAGCTATTGAAACAGGAGACTCAAGTTTTGAGCCTGAAAAAGTTAACCTACTAAATCGTACTACTGCAACTGTTCCGATTGATCCAGTAGCTATTGCAACATCTTATATAATGTATAGTAAAGAGGATTCTTCCGGTGATCCCCAGCTATATGGAATAGATCCTAACTCAAATATTATGCAATTCACAGGAATTGCCCCGTCACTTGCTACAAATGGCTATGTGTTTCTTCCAGGAAATCTTTTACTTCAATGGTTTAGTTTTACAGTTAAAAATGATGATAACAATAATTTTCCTATTGCTTTTGCAGCGTCACCTTATGCAATAACCGGGAGTGAAGTAACAAATAATGCAACAGATTTTGATTTTGTGAAACCTATTATATTATCGGCAACTGAGTTTAAAACAATTTTACTAAAAGCAACTGGAAGTGCGCAAACTACACCAAAAGCTTGCACATTCTTTGCAATAGGACAAGCACAAACATGAATCTAAAACCTGTATTAATTGCCCCGTTTGCTACTGGACTTGATACAGATCGTCAACCATGGCTTGCACCGCCCGATTCTTTTCGAGAAGCTATAAATGTACATATTCATCATGGTTTTCTTCAAAAAAGATCTGGATATAATATTTTTGGAACTCTTTCTAATGCAACTAGAGTTATGGGAATCCAGAGATTCATAAACTCAGATGGATCTAAAGCGACACTTGCATTTGATTTAACTAGAGCATATTTATACGATGCAGTTGGATTTGTATTTACACAACTTGATTTAGTTGATATTTTTGATAGTGGAGAATACGACTACATATGGGGAGTGAATTGGCAATCTTCAAATGTAGTTAATCGTTTATATTTTACTAATGGTAAAGCGTTCAACGGAACAACACTAAACGGCATAAGGTATTTTGTCCAAGCCACCCCTACAGTTACTGTTTCATATGTTCCAACAATTAGTGCAACAGGACCAGTAAAACTATATGGAGCAAAGCTCATATTTACTCTTGGACAGCGTTTAATTGCTCTTCATACCTTTGAAAATGATACCATTAGTACAACTACTCATCCGCAAAGGGCCAGATGGTGTGGAAAGCAAAAATCAGATGAAGCAACAGGATGGATTGATGATGTTCCTGGAGCTGGAGACTATGCAGATGCAGCCACAGGCGATCATATTATATCAGCTCAAGCATTACAAAACCAAATAATCGTATTTTTTACAAATTCCGTGTGGGCACTACTAGCTACATCTGATCCTCATAAAGCCTTCCGATGGGTTAAACTGAATAACTATCGTGCCTGTGACGGCAAGATGGCTTCAGTTGCATATGATAGATATGTTATTGCTCTTGGAATCAGGGGAATTACAGCAACGGATGGTACTGAAACGCAGAGAATTGATAATAGAATTCAAGATTTTACTACTAATGTGATAAATTTTGGGCAATTTCAAAAAGTATTCTGTCAAAGAGATTACGAAAATACCAGATGGTTAACATTATACAGCGGAGAAGAGAATGCCGATAATAACTCAGCTCTTGTTTATGATGATGACTCCAAAGCTTATACAACTTATGATATCGCATTAAATTGTTTAGGTTATGGAAATACTACTCGAGATTACGCATTAAGCGACTTCACAGTAGCGAATAATCTAGATTTCGACCTGCAAGAAGTAGGTGAAGATACAATTCAAGATTGGTATTTCGATGATGGAGAAGACATTCTCCTAGGTGGGGATATTTCAGGCAATATCTATCAAATGGGATTGACCGGAGCAGATGCAGGAGAAGCAATTTTCTCTAGTATTATTACTGCTTCATGGAATCCATTTCAGCAAGAAGGCATTGAATCCCAACTTAGCTACATAGATTTTTATGTTAATACTGATAAAGAAACCGTAGCAGTAATCGATTTCTATAAGAATGATGAAGTGTATTCATATGCATCACAACAGATAAAATTCTTACCAAATTTAAACTTTTTAGCAGATATTATACAGATAGATAAAACAAATCCGTGTTTAGTAAATGCCCCAAATCATGGAAGAGTAACTGGAGATCGTATTCATACCTACGGAATAAAAGGTATGACAATTCTTAATTCTGGCAATGGTTATTCTGTCACTGTAGTTGATGAGAACTTCTTCACATTAGATGGGATCGACGCGACAGCATATGATGCTTATACCGGATCAGGAGCAGTCTATATGAAAGAATTCTATCAAACAAAAGCATGGGTGAGAGCCTACGGCGGAGGAATTGGATATCTTCATAATATAAAAATAACTTTTGGCGGAAGTAATGAGCCATTTACATTACTGGGATATAAGCCCTATTTTAAACCACGTGGGAGTAGAACAATCAATTGACGCTTCCAACCACTATTATTCTTCCAAAACCAAAAGGTACGTTTGATGATAATCCACAAACTTATTTGAGCGACCTAGTGTTTGAATTACAAGATATGTATCAGAGCATGTCACAAAATATTAATGGAAATTTTCGAAATAGTTTTGAAATAGATTCAGAAAAGTGGACTCCCCTTCTCAAGGGAACAACAAGTGCCGGATCATTTA